TTTTTCCTGGGCAACTAGATCACGAGTCATCAATTAATTATCAAGACGAAAGAATAGTAGTAGGGTCTAGTTTTTTTATAGACGGTGAAATAGGTAGTAAAAAATTAACAAGTAGTATTGACATAACTAACAATAAAAAGATAAAATATTAAAATGACAGAACAAAAGAAAATAAATTATAATTTTTTTCATTGGGGACCTTTTTTATATAAAACAAAACTTACAGAGGATGAACTTGAAAAGTTAAAGTCTCTGTGTATAAAAAATAAAAAGAGAGATTATAGAAAATGGTTGGTTGGTTTTATTAAACACGAATATAGTATAGATAAGAAAAAAGTTTTTCCAATAGTGCTTCCCTACGTACAGAGTTATATACAAGCTGCTATTCAACATTATAATCTTAAATTTGGAAATAAGTTAACATTAAAAAGTGTATGGGTTAATTACATGACTAAGTTTGAATCAAATCCTCTACATCATCATGATCAAGAATTATCGTTTGTGTTGTTTACACAGATACCTGAATTATTAGAAGAAGAAGTAAATCAAACCATTGGAGATGAAAAACCAGGCACTATAAATTTTGTATCTAATCTTTATAATAATAAACACCAATTAAATAGGCATGTATTTACACCTGAGGTAGGAGATTTTTTTATTTTTCCATCTTCGTTAAGTCATTACGTAAATAGCTTTCAATGTGAGGGCGAAAGAATTTCAGTATCAGGTAATTTTAAAATTAGATAATGTTAGACATACAAATCAAAGATAATTTCTTTACACAAAAAGAATATGATATTTTAATAAATAATTTAAATAGAATTAATTTTAAACCTAGTGAAAACCCAGATCATAAAGATGGTCATTTTAGCTTTAACCACAGTTTTACCCGTAACTCTAATAATGAATGGATTTTTGATAAAATTAAAAATAATTTTTTTAATAAAAATTTAGAAATTTTTAGTTGTAGATTTGATATGAGACACAATAAAACAGAAACTTTACCCCATTTAGATGGCGAACATAACGACTATAATTGTATTATATATTTAAAAGGTGATGAGTTACTGTATAATGGTACCGGTTTTTATCACAATACTCATCTACATAGCTACGTAGGTTTTGTTAAAAATAGAGCATTATTTTTTAAAGGTTCTGAAGTATACCACACTGATTTACAGTCTTTGGGACCTAGTTCTATGAGATACACTCTTAATGTTTTTTATAAAGAAGTAAAAGAATAAATTATTTTATGAATTATTTAGAAACAATTGTAGAAGTAAAAAATATAGTAGATCCTTATTTTACTAAAAAAGCTATATCTTTAATAGATAAAAAAGCAGTTGATGATTTAACTATAAGAATTGGTGTTGATAAAAATATAAGAAATGTTAAAGGCTACAGTTTAAACTCTAATACACCTACTAATCTTTTTTATTGGAATTATATAAAACGAGAAATAGAGAGACTTTACATTTTTTATAAAAGTAAATTTCCTAAAATGAATAGTAATAAAATAAATCAAATAGATTTATTAAAATATTCAACTGGAGGAAAATATGAAATTCATACTGATCATTTTACAAATGCTCCAAGGCATTTAAGTATTATTATAAATCTCAATGATGATTATGAAGGAGGAGATTTAATTTTTACAGATCAAAAAGAGCAAGAAGTAAAAAGATTAAAACTAAGCAAGAGATCTATTGTATTTTTTCCTAGTAATTTTATGTATCCCCATAGTATTCAACCTATTACGAAAGGAACAAGGTATAGTATAGTAGCATGGTTAGAATAAAAAAATTTTTTTTAGATAACGAAATCAAAATTATTCAAAAGTATTGTTATAATAAATTAGATGCAAACAGAGATTATAAAATAGATTTTCAATCTTTTTCTCCTGCATGGTATGATGATTCTTTAATGGATTCTTTATTATATTTAAAATTACCTAAAGTAGAATTAGAATCTAAATTAAAATTATTTCCTACTTATGCTTATTGGAGATATTATGTTTTGGGAGCAAGTTTAAAAAAACATACAGATAGACCTGCATGTGAAATAAGTGTCACTGCATGTATAAAAAAATATGATAACTGGCCTGTGATTGTAAAAAACAAATCATTTGAATTAGAAGAGGGAGATGCCATTTTATACAATGGATGTACAGAAGAACATTGGCGTCCTGGTATATATAAAGGTGAAGGTATGGCTCAAATATTTCTTCATTACGTAGATAAAAATGGCTTAAACACTGCTCACGCTTATGATAATTATTATAAAACAACAGGGAAACAAGAATGATAGAAAAAACTGTAAACATAGATAAATTTATTGGTGTATATGATAATTACATTACTAAAGAAGAATGTAATAGAGCTATCAAACTATATGAAAATCAAGATAAATTTAATCGTACTATTAATAGAATAGGTTTTGAAAAAGCATCTGTATTACAAAAACAAGATCAACAAGCTTTTTTAAATGGGGAGAATATAGATGTATGGTGGGAGGATTTAAAATCTATGATGTTAAATTTTGATATAGCATGGAATCATTATTTAAAAAATACAGGAGCGGACGCTGCATATAAAGGTCCTTTTCATTTTACAACTTTAAAAATTCAAAAAACTTTACCCACCGAAGGTTATCATGTTTGGCACATAGAACATGGTGAGGGATTTAATAATGAACCCAGAGCTTTTGTTTTTTCTATATATTTAAATGATGTGGAAGAAGGGGGAGAAACAGAATTTTTACATTTTTCTAAAAGAGTAAAATCTAAAACAGGTAGAATAGTTATTTGGCCTGCAGGTTTTCCATACGTACATAGAGGTAATCCTCCTTTATCAGGAGAGAAATATATATTAACTTCTTGGATGTTATTACGCGGGTGAAGAACTATAAGAAGTAGGTCTTGGACCCATTCTAGTAATTTTTTCTGCTTCTGTTTCATCTTCAGGACCAATAATATCAGTTTTTGGATCATATCCTTCATCCCATTCGCTTTGTAAAAAAGCTAAATGCGCTGCGTCCCATTTATCTATGAATTGTTGAAAATCACCTAAGTTAGCATCTGCATAACTACAGTGAGGTGTTTCATCTCTGTGTTCTACTTCATCAGAAGCAACAGATGTTCCATATTGAATTGCCCAAATATTAGAAAATTTAGCTTGATTCCAAAAAGCATCATCACCAATATTAAAATAGCCTAAACCTTTAGTTCCAGGAGTTCCGTCTCCTGCTCCTTCATCATAGTTTTTAGTAACTTTTCTATCGTTAAAAATTACTACCCATTTTGAATTTGTTGCCATTATATTCTCCTACGTTTTTATTATATAAATTATTGCTAAATAAGGTTGTAAAACTGAAGTTGCATCACCAGAAAAAGTTGCGCTCATATTGTGTTGGTGACCCTCATCGGATCCAGTACTAGTAGTACTACCATTAATCGCCTCTGTTTTACCACTACCTGGACTAGCTTGTGGACCTCTAACTGCTGACCCGTGAGTGTGAGCTGCAAGTTGTCCTGTTGTAATAGTTGCATTCGCTGTTGATCCTCCAATATTTCCAGTTGAAGATACGGTGTTTGCTCCACCAGTTGACGCCAAAGCTTTAGTTCCAGATTTTCCGACTGGTACGTTGTCTTGAAGATCTGGTACGTTAAATGTAGATGCACCATCTCCAGCTCCATAAGTTGTACCTATGATTGCAAATAATGCAGAGTAAGTTGATCTTGAAACTGCTGCGCCATTACATTCTAAGAATCCTGTTGGAACAGATGAGTCTGACCACGGTACAATAGTAGCTGTAGGAATTCCTTCGATACCTGTAAGATTTGCTCCATCAAAATCGTATTTAGTTGCTTCGTAATTTGACATATTATTTCTCCGTGTAAGTCCATCCTGTTGTAGCGTCGCCTGAATATACTAATCCAAAAGCTGCACCTTGTGTATTTACAACAAGGTCAGATGCTGCATTAGCTATATTAGAAGAGTTTCTTCCAACAGTCAATGCGTTACTATTAAAATCATAACCTTGATCTACAAAATTTACTTGATCTCCCGTAGCTGGTGATGCTGGAAGCGTAATTGTCACCGCTCCACCATTTGTATTTACTAAAAGTTGAGCGCCAGCTTGAACTGTTTCAGCTGCAGAAACTACTCTCCAGTTTCTTTGCTCATGAAGTTTTACTACATTAGTTCCATCAGAATATAATACGTAATTATTTCCTTCAGCTAAAAGAACACCTGTACCTGACGATGTTTTAAAAGTTAAAGTGTAAC